AATGTCCTTGCATTTGGTACGAGTTCATGATATAATAAGGGTGTAAAAATATGCACTCTTCCCGGATCCGGCGATCAGATCCGGAGACCAAAGAAAGCGAGGGTAAAAATGAGAAACCTGTATGTAATGAAACTATACCGGGAATATTACGGAAGGCTCCGGGAAGTTCAAGCGGATCGGGTCATGGTTGCAGACCATTTAACAAGACAAGATCTTCGTGCTGTGATTAAGAACCTTTTTCTTCAGGCTGCCGTAGGGTGGGAAAACGATCATATGCGTGCCTATATTTATCGTACTTCCGTAGAGGGTCTTTATTTTAAAGAGAGATATAACCCGGAGTTATTGTTTATAGTCCGATCTGATACCAGGGTCGACGGGTCCACGATCGACGCATATGTGAGTATTGAGAAGCCCGGATCAGAACCGCAGCTGATCCGCTGCATGAATATAGCAAGCTGAAAGTGAGGTGATTTTGATGTTCGAAGGAAAACGCATCACATCCTACCATTACACCGGCGGCCTGGTCGCTGGCCAGCCTTTACAGGTTGACATCCACTACACCGGCGGCGCGGTCCTCTTCACGGATCCGTCGGACGTGTCAACAATCACGGCCTGGATCCGGCAGGCCATGAAGCTGCAGGTTGACCCGTGCGACTATCTGCAGTATATGTTTACAGAGGAGGGCTTGTAAATGAACGGAGAATGGAATCTGGGCGATGGACTTGAAAATGTATGCAACAGCGTATTGTCGAAGCTGTTTTATGCTGCATATCAGCTTGAAGATAGGGAGCGAACTATTATCAATTTGGATTCTTATGAAGTGACTGTACTAATACGATCTTTAGACAAGTATATGAAAGGTGAAAAGCATGAAGACTATCGTAAATAACATTGATGCAGCTATGGAACTTGTCAATCAAATTTCACAGTTTGATCCTGTAAGCATGGAGTCTATTATCTGCATAATTATTGATACAGAGTCATCAAAGTACAAAGAGCCTGCACTAGACATCGTAGAGCGTATATGGGATGCCGTGAAAGCAGTCAATGAAATTCTGGGCTCCTATCAGACAGACAAGAAGGGAGAGGTACAATGATCATCAAGATAAAACATAGCCTGGTGAGCGGCTACTATTATGTATACCGGAGGCCATCACCAACAAAGCGCGTATCTGTAGAGCTGCGAGTCAGACGAACAAAGGCCATGCTAGAGTTCATGGAAAAAGCAAAGACCACGAACCAGGGGAATTTTGTTACATATACGTAAGTATACGTTATTCACATTTTATTCACATATCCACAAAATGCACTCTGAAAAGTAATTCATTTTACGCTTGAAAAGTAACGAGTTTTAAGCTATAATACTTTTAGGGGTACTATACCCCGTTCTGCAATCCTCCGATAGCTGCCGGTTGGATCCAAAGACCAGGTCCGGCCGGCGGCCTGGAGAAAGTAAGCGACAACGGCCACGAAAAAGAAAGAAGGTGAAGCATGAGCAGGCGAAGAATGGTAACGCGGAACTTACGGATCACGGAAGCGCGCTGCCTGGTAGTAAACACGGAAACCGGAAACAGTGAGAAACAGATTTTAGTGACAGGGGGAAAGCACAAAGACAGGGAAAGCGTTTTAAAAGCATTACAGAAAGCATATGACAGAGACACTTTGAAGGTAATTAATGTAGAAGACTTTGAAGAAGTCCGGGAAATGCGTTGGATGCCAGAAGATTATTACATCCGGCACAGCGCACGGATGAATGAACCATTTACATTTAATGAAAATGAAGGAGAATAATCATGATCAGAAAAATTGAAGAATCAAGACCTTTCAACGAAGTAGAAACCTATTTGATGACAATCAACCCGAACATTATTTCAGCTAAGGACCTGGACGACGGTACCAGTATTCCGGTAGCAGGTTACTTGCTTTATGAGGATGTAAAAGAGGACGGTCATTCCGAGGAGATCATGGCGATCATGACTCCGGATCGGAAGGTATACGCGTTCCAGTCTGCGACGTTTAAGAAGTCAGTCAAAGATATATTTGCTGTTATGAACGGGAAACCGTTTTCCGTGGTGAAAACAAGCGGACTTACAAAGGCGGGCCGATCCTATATCAACTGCTATCTTGATATAGACAGCGTAGACGCTTAACATACCAGGCCCCGGACAGTACGCAATCCGGGGTCTTTTATATTACGGGGGTATCATATGAAGAAAAGAAAATCAAAAGCCCCTACTCTTACAGACTTATATAATAAAGAACTGAATCGAATAAAAAGGACCATAAAAGCAGCGAAAGAACGCGGTTACGAATGGGAAGAAAGCCCACTACCCAAAAGGCCTAAACGGATCCGACGCGAAAGCGTGGAAGCGCTGAAAAAGAAGCGGCCGGAATACTTTTATAAAAAGGCCCGTTATGTCAATAAGGAAACGGGGGAGATCCTGACAGGCTTGCAGGGAAGACAATTGGAAAGGAAAGCGGCAGCAAAGAAAGCAGCGGAAACAAGACGAAGGGCAAAAGAGGATTTTTTCGCAAAGGCGGTTATTCAACAATATAGAACAGAGTTGAACAAATGGCGCCCGGCTTTTCAGGACAAAATGAACGCCTGGCTTGATCGTGTGATCGAGTCCGTCCGGCCAAATGAGGACGATATAGGAATGTCAGCAGAGCGCGCAGTTGCTCAAATGCTGGAACAAGGTCGGCAGAATGGTTTGATCATAACATGGGAAGAAGCATATCATGAGGATGCTTGTTCTTATTATATGACGCAGATGTTGAACTATCTTCCAGAGATCGGACAGCGTTTTGTTGATGAAATGACAGAATATATTTATCAAGAATCCGGATGGGACAGCCCAAAGTGAGGAAAAAAGATGAAAATAAAAACGTTCAAAAACTATGTAGCAGATTTTGAAACAACGGTTTATACGGGGCAGGCCTATACGGAAGTATGGGCCGCTGCCCTGGTGGAATTGAACACGGAAGACGTGCAGATATGCGGGAGCATTTCCGACTTTTTCGATATGGTTTTTAAACTGAAAACAAACGCAAGGATCTATTTTCATAATTTGAAATTTGACGGGGAGTTTATTTTATCCTATTTATTAAAGCAGAAAGCCTGGAAGCAGGCGTATAAAAAGACCGGGAAAGTGTACCCGACCGGAATTGAAGAAGTCGAGTGGTTGCCGGAAAAGTACATGGAAAATAACAGTTTCAAGTATTCGATATCCGACAAGGGCCAGTGGTACAATATCATTTTAAAGAAGGGCGGACATATCATTGAGATACGCGACAGTTTGAAGTTGATCCCGGTCAGCGTCAAGCGGATGGGTGACGATTTCAAAACGAAACATCGAAAGTCAACAATGGAATACGAAGGTTTTCGCTATGCCGGCTGTCCGATCACGGAAGCGGAGCGAAAGTATATAGCCAACGACGTTTTAGTCGTCAAAGAAGCCCTAGAGATCATGTTTAAACAGGGGCACGATAAGATCACGATTGGATCTAATTGCCTGGCAGAGTATAAAGAGACGATCCGGAAAAGTTTAGTTGTAAACGGGACCTATTACGAATTATTTCCGAACCTGTATAATTACCCGCGACCGGAGCTGCGGGATGATTTCAAGAAAAATCATGGAGCGGAGTCCTTCGGCGAATGGCTGCGGAAAGCATACCGCGGCGGCTGGTGCTATGTAGCCCGCGGAAAAGATAACAGGGTTTATTATAATGGATGGACATTGGACGTAAACAGCTTGTACCCGTCTATGATGCACAGTGAAAGCGGGAATTATTATCCCGTCGGCGTTCCTACGTTCTGGATCGGTAACTATATACCGGATATTGCAAAGCAGCGGTTTTACTTTGTACGGATCCGAACGCGGTTTAAGATAAAGAAAGGAAAGCTGCCGTTTATCCAGATCAAAACATCTTTTTTATATGACGGGACCGAATGCCTGGAATCATCCGATTTTATCGACAAGGACACGGGAAAGCATTATAAATCCTATGTAAATCCGGTGACGAAGGAAGTCGTTGACAGCGCGCGGGAGATGACAATGACGTGGATGGATTACGAGCTTTTCCTGGGGCATTACGACGTTGAGAATTTTGAGATCCTGGACGGCTGCTATTTCTACCAGCAGATCGGTATATTCGACGAATACATCGACAAATACCGGAAGATCAAACAGGAAAGCACCGGCGCGGTCCGGCAGATCGCGAAGCTGTTCCTGAATAACCTATATGGTAAGATGGCAGCGAATGAAGACAGCTCTTTCAAGGTAGCATTTTTACGTGAGGACGGCTCTCTGGGATTTTATCCAATCGAAGCATACGACAAGGAACCGGGGTATATTGCGATCGGCGCAGCGATCACAAGTTATGCACGCCGGTTCACGATCCGTGCGGCACAGGCGAACTATCATGGAAAGAACCGTCCGGGGTTCATCTACGCGGATACGGATTCGATCCATTGCGACCTTCCGGTCGAAAAGATCAAAGGCGTGACGCTGCATCCGTCCGCGTTCTGCTGCTGGAAAGCAGAAAGCCAGTGGGACCAGGGATATTTTACCAGGCAAAAGACATATATTGAACATATCGTGGAAGAGGATGGCCACGAACCGGAAGACGGACCCTATTATAATATCAAGTGCGCGGGAATGCCGGACCGGTGCAAATATCTTTTTGATCTGTCGTTGAAGGGATCCGCGGATCCCGCCGGCGAAACCGTCACGACCGAAGAAAAGGGCGAACAGATCCGGCCCTGGAAGGATACGGAAGCGACATTCTTATTTAAAGACGGGGTACCGATCAAAAGAGAGATTACAGATTTTACATATGGACTTGTTATCCCGTCAAAATTAATGCCGCGGCATATCAGCGGCGGGATCATATTAGAGGATACGTTTTACGAAATGAGGGAATAGCAAATAATGGATAGCCATATCATGAAAAATTTATATTCGTGTTCTCTGCGTTGGTCCTTATGTCTACATTGTCTGGATGTGATGGAGAACAGTATCCGAAGGTAAGAATTATATCTGGAGCTACTGCGACGGGTATAGATATAGATATTGGATCCCCATATGAGTACAAGGGCTTTGACCTCGAAACAATAGACGGCGACAAGGATTTGATTTTGCATTTTACGGAGGGAGAAGAATGAAACCGGATCTACACGCAACAAATACACGGGAACTGATCCAGAACTGGATTGATAAAGACTGTAAAGATCCATGTGTGAAATGCTGCTATGCGCAGTATGTAATTTGGCTTACGGATAAAACCGCGGTTACTTTATGCGACGTTCTGCGAAAGAGTGCGCAGATCTTCCAGGGGGCGAGGAACGATGGATAATGACAGAAAACCGGTCCACGAATATGTTGATGATTTTATGAACTGTAAGAAAAAGGCAGACTGCAGAGATTGCGCCTGTCAGCAAAGCGGTGATTTTTATATATGCTTACTGCTGCAGCATTACAAGGATAAAGTAATCGAAAAACTAACTGAACTCATTTAATAATGAAGGCCCCGGAAAGCTCCGGGGTCTTCGTGTATCAATAACATAAAAGCATAGCAAAGCGGATCGCAGAACCGAAAAACATAAAAGGCCGGTTTTACCCGGTGCGGTCCTTTTATGCTCAATGTATGTCTTTTATGCTGATACCGTTAATATTTGAGTGCGGATAATACGGCATCTTTGCAGCGAAGGTTTTTAAACCGGAACGAACCTTTTTCAAAGAGGTAACGAAGGTTCTGTATAAAAAATTCATTCCGTTTCAGCATTACGTGGTTGATATCGTGGTCGTCCGTAGTCGTAGATATCCGTGTTGGAAAGGACAGATCCGCGTGATCATCACAATATAAAATTCCTTTTTCGTCATATTCCCGGATTGCGAAATTATTCCCATTATATCGCAGCGTGCAGATATACCGGCTTTTTCCGTCCATCTTTTCGATGAAGGACAGATTATCATTGAGGTAAATATTTTCGGAACTGTACGCGGTATATTTATTTCTCCGGAATGCTCGGTTAAACCCGCTTTCTTTCTGTGCTTTAGACGCGGACTCAATAAAACCCTGTTCCAGAACGAAACCGGCCCCCTTTAAAAATTTGGTATCCTTTTTCAGTCTTCCGGATATTCCCAACTCCACATAGTAGGGGTTGATCAGGGAAACAGGGTTTGAAAGCATATAGATCGGCACATAACGGACCTGTTCACCCTGGCCCCTGGCTATGCTGGTATGTACGGAAAGCAGCTTTTCAATCTCGTTTGCGCAATAATGGTTTGTTTCTGATTGGAACTCGTCGAAAAGCATCCGGCTCACGTCTGAAAACAAATGGCTGTATTTCTTTAGCTGGTCGGCACTGTTTAGTGAGATGGCGTACCCACATTGCTTATTATCCAGAAAGAGGTCATGATATATCCCGGATGCTTTTCGTTTGCTTTCGAACGTGCGCCCGGTGAAAAACAGGCTGCCGATATCCTTATAAAATTTGTCTGCGATATTATCCAGCTCATAATTGAACCGATAGACAAGGCAGAATTTTTCCCCGTTCTGGATCCACTTATTAATAAGAAGTCGTCCAAAATATGTTGTTTTTCCGCCGGTCCGGTTTGTTGTGCATATATAGATTTCCGGTTTATTTCCGTTCGCGTCCAGCATGGACAAAAGACGCGTCCCGTCATAATATTTGTTCATAAAACCCCCCCTTTTTTAAGTATACCTGATTTCATTGAGTTTTACAAGTTTCTGTGTTATAATATTAACAAAAAGGGGTGATGTTTATGGATGTACAGGGACTGTTGCAGGCTGTCACGACCGTAGGATTTCCAATCGTATGCTGCGGCGCGATGATGTGGTACGTCCGTTACATAACGGACAGAAACCGGGATGATATCGAGAAATTGAACCAGCAGCACAAGGAAGAGATGGAAAGCATCACAATGGCAGTAAATAATAACACGTTAGCACTGCAGAAACTGACGGATCTGATCGAGTACAGCGAAAAGGGGGAATCACAATGATGCTGACGCTGCATGAAAGAACAGGAACGGGGCTTGAATCCTATGACCACGTTCGAATGATCGCGATCAATGAAGCCGGGGATATAACGATCTCCATGATTCAGAAACCAACGGACGGAGAATCACGCGCGACCACGATCACGTCGTCCGAATATGGAACCGCAACAATTCAGCTTTATGATCCTGTTTTACCGAGTGAGGGATAAAATGACGCATAAATTTACAACAGTTCAAAACGGATCAAAAGGAACGGACGTTTACGTGCTGCAGTCTTTTCTTCGTTCTATGATGTATGTCGGGGCAGGCGGAAAACCGCTGGACGTAGACGGAGAAGCCGGGAAAAATACCGTATACGCGATCAATACCTTCAAAAAGCAGAATAACATATACAAAGTAAACGGGGAACAGTGGCAGGCCGACGGCGTGTTTGACGAAAAATGCTGGTGCCGTCTGGGCCTGGGATCGGATGAACCGGCAGCCGTAAGCAACGCGTCGATCCGTAAAATGTACGACTGGGCGGTGAAGACGTGCAACGATCCGAACACAGGATACAGTCAGGAATACCGGAACGAAAGAAAAGTAAACGGAATTACCTATTTTGATTGTTCATCCTTCGTGTATTACGCTCTTTATTATGGCGGGTTCGCCGTGGATCCGAAAGCATGGCCCTTCACAACCTATAATATGCAGCCGGTTCTTTTAAACCTGGGCTTCCGGGAATATGACGCCGCGGCGATGATCTGGAAGCCGGCAGATATTTTGTGGAGCCAGGAGCACACGGAAATTGTATATCAGGGCGCGGACCGCGCCGGATCCGGTTATACGATGGGCGCCCACGGAAAGACAAACCGCGCACTCGCGGATCAGGTAAGCATAAACACATTTATAAGCACATATACAAAGTATCCGAAACTGTACAGATATGAGGGGTAAATATGCCGGACGGAATCAGGCTTTCAATGTATCAGGCCGCTGCGATGCTTGGCAACTTTTGGGTTGAATCGAAAGTAAATCCGTACAATTACCACTGGAACCAGGGAACGTATAATGACTGCGGGTGGGGCCTTGGAATGTGGACAGACACGCCGTACCCATATAATACGTCTTTGTGGATCGGTGAAGAGATGAAGGAATGGGTCGCTGCCAGATATACAAACTGGTGGGACGGCGACGGACAGATCGCGTGTATATTTGCGGATGAGCTGAAGATCGGTGGAAAATATTATAATAGGAAGGTTTCCACCATGTGGACGTACTTTTCGCCGGCACAGTTCCCGCAATATGCATATCTGAATAACAAATACCCGACGCTTTCGTCTTTCTGGGCGGATACCACAAATACGAACCTGGAAGAGCTGACGCGGGCATGGTTTTTAAAATGGGAATCGCCCGGAACGCGGGTCGTATATGATTATTCCTGGGATCTGCGTCTGGCTGCAGCAAACCGGATCTTTGCATATCTGCAGGAACACGGTGACGAAGTGATCGACGACTGGTATTATGAAGAGGGAGATCTTCACAGATACGTATTCATTCCGGACCAGAAAGCCTATGACAATTGTGTGCACTTTTGGAACGTGGTTGGATCCGGAGAGATCCCGCCGCCGGGGCCGCATCCGCACAATAGAAAAGGGATGCCAGTCTGGATGATGATCAAATACAACACATATAAAAGGGGGTGAAACAATGGCAGTACGCACAAGGGAAGAACTGATGGAAGCGATCCGCGGGCGCGTTGGCGACAGCGACGAAGATCTTGCTTTTATCGAGGATGTAACAGATACTCTTTCAGATCTTGAGACCAGAGCCGCAGATCAGACAGACTGGCAGGCAAGGTATGAAGAAAATGACAAGGAATGGCGCGAAAGATACCGGTCCCGTTTCTTTAATGAAGAAACGCCGGACCCGGAACCGGCAGACCCGGATCCGGAAGAACACAAAACGCCTACAAGCTACGTCGAACTTTTTGACTATGAATAAGGGGGTTAGAATATGCCTAAACGAATTGCAGTAAACACTCTGAACGCGTCCACGCTGGACATCCTTAATGTGATCCGGCAGAACGCTTCTTATGATTATCAGTCTTCTGTACCGGAAGTCACGCAGGCTTCCGACATTCCGCGCGTCGGCGAGATCATTTACGGAACGCCGGCTTTCGCAAACCAGTTTCTGAACGCGCTTGTAAACCGGATCGCCCTGGTCCGCGCACAGAGCGCCATGTTTAACAATCCGTACAGCCGGCTCAAAAAGGGGTACCTGGAGTTCGGTGAAACCGTCGAGGATATTTTTGTAAATATTGCGCGCGTTGTTGAATACACGCCGGAAAAGGGCGAAGCGCGAGAATTTAAGCGTACGCTCCCGGATGTAAAGAGCGCTTTTCATGTGATGAACTGGCGCGTGATGTACCCGGTCACGATTCAGGACGAGGATCTGCGTATGGCTTTTCTGTCTATGGAAGGTGTCCAGAATCTCATTGCGCAGATCGTCGACAGTGTGTACACTGCGGCGGAATATGATGAATTTTTGTTATTCAAATTCCTGTTAGTAAAGGCAATTTCTCACGGGAAAATGAAACCGATCTCGATCGGTGACGGAACGGATCCGAAGGATGCAGCCGTGGCTTTTCGTGGAACAAGTAACCTTTTACCGTTTATGTCTTCCGATTATAACGCGGCCGCCGTAAAGACCACGACGCCCAAAGAAAGACAGATCATCTTTATGGACGCTCTGTATAACGGGGACTTTGATGTAAACGTATTGAGTTCTGCGTTTAACATGGAAAAAGCCGATTTTATGGGACGCCTGTACCTGATCGACAACTGGACCGAGTTCGACAATGACCGCTTTGAAGTGATCCGGGCGAACAGTGACGGCCTGGAAGAAGTGACGGCTGCAGAGCTGGCCCTGCTTGCTGATGTAAAAGCGGTCCTGATAGATGAGAACTGGTTTCAGGTATATGATAACCAGAATAAGTTTACGGAGAAATACGTTGCAAGCGGCTTGTACTGGAATTATTTCTATCATGTATGGAAGACCATTTCCAGTTCTCCGTTTGCAAATGCCGTTGTCTTTGTTACGTCCAGCGCGACGATCACACTTCCGGCATCCGTGACCTTCACGATCACAAACAAATCCGTTTCTGATACGGCTATCACGCTCACTCTGGAGCTGGACGAAAGCACGGCAGCGCTGAAACCGTCGAATGTCAATTTTGTACAGACGGAAGCGCTGACCGAGGACGGGATTGCTGTTCATCCGTTCGGTGCGGTCATGATCCCGGCAGCGGAAGACGACACGGAGATCACGCTTGTAGCGACGATCAACGGGACCACATACACCGCGAGCGCAGCGATCACGAGCGCAAGTGACGTTGGGGATACGGTAACACTTGCAAAATGATAGGGAAGGGCTGCGGCCCTTCCTTACTTAAAAGGGGGATAATATGGCATCTATTTACCCGACAAGCCGCATATACTTATTGCACGGTGTACCCCTGGATAACACATATGATCATACCATCTATTTCAGTACGATTGGTGAACAAACTTCCTATTTTATAGGACATCAAAAATACGACCTGCAGAATTACACATATCAAAGGGTACGCCGTGGATATATCCGCGTAAATATCGGCGTTGAAAATCTGTTTGATGTTAACTACCTGATGTTTAATAATGTCAATTTTGGGAATAAATGGTTTTACGCTTTTGTTACATCCGTCGAGTATGTAAACAATGACTGTACAGAGATCAATTACGAGATCGACGTACTGCAGACCTGGCATTTTGATTATAAACTGGACCACTGTTTTATTGAACGGCAGCACACAACGACGGACGGGATCGGTGATAACATTTTGCCGGAACCGGTCGAGTGCGGGGAATACGTGACAAATCCGACCGTCGGAAACGATCACAGCGCTTATACATCCATCTTTGCGGATCTCAGTAATTTACTTGTGATCCTGGGCGTCGTTTCCCTGGAAGAAGATGAAGAAGTCACGACCGACAACGTAAACGGAAAATTTTACGACGGCGTGTATGGCGGTCTGACGTTGTACTGGTTTAAAACGACAGCAGCCGGCAGAGCTGCGCTAAATGAAAAGCTGTCTGATTATGTGCAGTCCCCGGAAAGCATCGCGGCACTGTATGTGATCCCGATTTATCTGCTGGGTGAAGCGTTATCTTCCGAAGCGGCCAGCGGGGAAGTATCCAGCGGGAACCGGGGAACGGAAATGACCGCCCTTTTTGGATACATCAATGCAAATACGCAGCTTGACGGATATACGCCGAATAATAAAAAATTACTTACGTATCCATATAACTTTTACCATGTGGACAACGGAAATGGCAGCAATCTGGCACTGCGCTATGAATTTTTTAATAATCTGACGGTCGGCCTGCAGCTGAACGGGACCATAACACAGCCGTGTCAGGTCACGGTCCGCCCGAATAATTACAAAAACGCCTCCGGGACTTTAAACACAGAGATCCTTACACTAGACGGATACCCGCTATGCAGTTGGAACATGGACGCATACGCAGCCTACACGGCACAGACAGGAATACCAAAAGCGATCGGTTACGGCCTTGGAATCGGAACTGCGTTATTTGGTGTATTGACTGGAAATGCAGTAATGGCGGGAGCCGGCGTTACGTCCCTGGTACATCAGGCAGCCACTAACCTTACGGAAAGATACCAGTCTTCTATCAAGGCGGATATTTCCGGTGGGAATTTCGGCGGGAGCAATGTAAACGTATCTGCCGGAAAACAGCAATTTTTCGCCGGCCGTTTCAGTATCACGGCGGATTATGCGAAGGTTATAGACGATTTCTTTAGCAGGTTCGGGTACGCGATCCGGGCCCTGAACATTCCGCTCCGAAACGCACGCCCGCGCTGGACATATGTAAAAACAGTCGGATGTACCGTATCCGTGTATGCAGGCGGCCAGACGATCAGCGGCGGCGTCCCCGCGGACGATCTGAAAAAGATCGTTTCTATTTATGACGCCGGTATAACCTGGTGGCGCTACCGGCAGGATATGGACCTCGGAAATTACAGCCTTGATAACAGTCCGGTATAAGGGGGTGAAAAAGTGAGTAAGAGTCCAAAACGCGGAACCACGCTTTTTGATGAAAGCCTGGTAACAAATGATGCTACATATATGCAGTATGTGCGGAGATTTACAGAGCTTGCTATTTCTATGTTTGAGTGGAAAAATCTGCCGGATACGGTCGATCCGCGATACATGGAATACGCCCTTTTTATTAACGGGGCCGTCGTATACTTCCGGGATGAAGAGATCGGGGACCTTTGCCTGGACTGCATCACAAAGGGGCAGCTCAATGTATACGGATACCCGATACGCCGCCGGGCATATTCCAGATACAACAATTACAGCGTAGATCTGACAGACGCGGACTCTGTGATCATATGGAATAATATGATCCGCACGAACTCCGTGCTTGATATGCGAATGTATGCTAAACGCCTTTACAATCTGGATCGGATCATCGACGTAAACGCAAATGCGCAGAAAACGCCGGTTCTGGTCCAGGCAACAGAAAAGCAACGGCTTACAATGCTGAACCTTTACCAGAAATATGAGGGAAACGAGCCGTTTATTTTCGGTGATGTAAATCTGGACCTGAATAATTTGAAGGTCCTGAAAACAGACGCGCCTTATATCGCGGATAAGATCTACACACTGAAAACGGAAATATGGAACGAAGCATTGACGCACCTGGGAATCTCAAATGTAAACATCCAGAAAAAAGAAAGACTTGTGCGGGATGAGGTTCAGAGAAACCAGGGCGGAACCATTGCAAGCCGGTTCTCCCGCCTTTCATGCCGTCAGACTGCAGCGGATCAGATTAATAAAATGTTCGGGACAAATATAGAAGTCGATATCCGGGAAGACGTTTATAATGAGCTTACCCTGGAAGCAGAGGAACAGAAAGAAGGTGATCCGGAATGAGTCATTATACAACGGAAGTTCGGTGGATCTGCGAAAGCAAATACATGGGAGATAACCCGGAAAATATAAACGAAGTCATCCATGCGACATACCCCTATATCTTAAAACCGGAACTATTATCTCAAATGTTTGACCCGGATTATTACCCGATCATTGCCGAAAAGATCCTGCGACATTATTATTTTCGGGAGATCGGTGCGGAAACCGTCGGATTATGGATCTTCTGGATGAATACCAGATTTTCGGAATTACTGCCGTATTATAATAAATTATGGCAGTCGGCCCTACTTGAATTTGACCCATTTAAAGACGTGGACTATACCAGGGAAGGCCAGAAAACAGGTCAGACGCAGCAGTCACAGACCGAAGCGACCGAAACAAATAAGGCAGAACAGCACACGGAAAAAGATACAAATGTCAGCGGCGAAAACAGATCCGCGGATACAAATACAGTCAGCAGCGCAAGCTCTGAAAATAAAGGATCAGAAAATACAAGCGGCCTGGAAAATCAGACCGGCAACGAATCCGGATCCCTGGAAGGTACCGACACGAACACGCTTACAAAAACAACAGACAACGATACAACAGAAACAGACACGACAACAAATACGAAAGTCACAGACCAGGACACGACCGGTAGCAGTACAGAACATAGGACCGGAACCGTGACGACAGACGACGAAAGATCAACACGGGATCTTTTCAGTGATACCCCGCAAAATAACCTTTCACCGATCACAAACGAAACCTATCTTACAAATGCGCGACAGATCACGGATACGGATGATAACACCGTTACAAATAACCTGACGAATACGCTGCAGACGACCGGCGAACTGGACGAAACAGTGACGGATACCGGCAGAGCTACGAAAACGATCAACGGAGAAGGAACCGAAGAAAGCACAGAAGAAAAAAGCCTTGATCATACAGAGACGAAGTCATTTAGTAATGCAAAGACAACAAACGATACAAAGACAAGCGAAACAACGACGAAAGACGATAAAGTGGATACGACGAAAGAAAAAGCGACAGCCAGCGCCTTTGCAAATGGATCCAGGACCGGTGATACAGTAGGAACAACAAAGGGCAGCGCAGAACGGCAGTCGGAAGACTCGGCACAGGAACAGTGGTTGGAACGGATTGCCGGAAAAATGAATACAATTAGTTATTCCGAACTTCTCGAAAAATACAGAAAAACATTTTTAAATATTGACCTGATGTTTATAAAAGAATTTGATGATCTGTTTATGAGATTATGGTAAAAGGAGTGATTACTATATGAGTATTACACCCAGAGAGCCGGCTGACTTTACTCCCACAAGGGGTAATTATACAGAGCTAAAACCCTTTCGCTTTTGGTGTCAGAAAGTCCTTCCTTTAGTGTATGATGATTCGTTGTCTTATTATGAATTGCTTTGTAAAGTTGTCGATTTTCTTAATAAGACAATGGAAGACGTGGAAACGCTTGAAAGTGATGTAACAAATATTTATGAAGCATATGTAGAATTACAAACTTATGTAAACGAATATTTTTCATCGCTGGACGTTCAGGAAGAGATTAATAATAAACTGGACGAAATGAGTGCTGATGGGTCATTATCCGAAATAATAGCACCTTTTATTCCGGATAGTGTTAGTGAATGGCTGTCTGAACATATTGAACCTACTTCGCCGCCGATCGATGATACACTGTCTGTTAGCGGGGCCGGGGCAGATGCGAAAGTTACCGGGGATGAATTTAAGAAAACAATAATGGCACATACTGTGCTGATAGAGGCAGCTTCTTTGTTTGTAGCCCCTTATGATGATTTTAATACACTGCCAAATAACAGTATTATCAGCTATGCACAGGGATATAAACCATTACACGCACCGGCTGATTTGAGCGGATATTTTACAGTTCTGGTTTATAGCCGGTCAGATGATAGAACCTATAAATCACTTACTACACAGGTTATCACAAAATATGATACACAGCCGAAAATGTGGTATAGAGTTTCATTCGGCGGAAGTGCATCCCCGACATGGAGCGAATGGGCTGAATTATCTGATATTGCTATCTTAAATAGTAACTTAAATAAAACAATAATGGCAAAACCTACTATCATAGATTCTTCAACTTTATTTGCGACGCCTTATGATGATTTTAATACATTACCAAATAACAGTATTATCAGCTATGCCCAAGGTTATACGCCGGCAAATGCCCCCTCTGGCTTAAACGGATATTTCACTGTGTTAGTATATAGTCGATCGGATGACAGAAATTACAGATCGTTGACAACACAGGTAATCACAAAATATGATACACAACCGAAAATGTGGTATAGAGTATCGTTCGGCGGTAGTGCATCCCCGACATGGAGTGAATGGATTCTTGTTAATTCAAGTGACAGTGTAATAGGAAGCGGATTAAATATTTATAATGCCAGCACATTTGTTGCGCCTTATGATGATCTGAATACATTGCCGATGAATACAATTATTCATTATGGTGATATAGATGATTATCATCCGGAAAATATGCCCGTTTTCGAACAGCTTGCCGGCGGCATAACTGTTATGTCATTTAGTAGGTCAACTGATAGAAATTATACATCACTGTGTTTTCAGTTTTGCGCAAATGCTACATCAGCACCGGCTAATACCGATTATGAATTATTCTACCGTGTTAGTTGGGGAGGTGCGTCCGCGCCTGTTTGGAGTGAGTGGCAAAGGTTACTTACTAAAAACTTTGATAAATTGGGTAAGACTAACTTTACGCCCTCTTTATTTCACAAAATCGGGGTAATTGGCGATAGTTTTGCATCCGGTTTAACTGGAACTGGCAGCGATGATTACCCTAATTCCTGGCTGCAGATGATGTGTAGACAGTATGGGTGTACCGGATATAATTTCTCACACGGCGGTCTTACTACAAGATCTTGGCTGACGGATGAAAATGGCTTAACTAAGCTGAATAATACCGAAGCCTGCGATTTGTATTTTATTGCTTTAGGTATTAATGATAGTAACCCAGATTCAAGACACGTTGATGTCGGAACTATAAGTGATATGAGTGCATCCCCGTTACCTGATACTTACTATGGTAATATGAGAAAAATTTTAAATGCTATATTTGCCAAAAATAGCAAGGCGGTCGTATGTTTTATTACACCGCAAAGAATCGGTGACAGATATACACCGTATCAGGAAGCTGTTGTAAATATATGCAATAATACAAAATATCTGATTGTTGATTGGAGAGACGTACCTTTTGCGTCTTCCAATTTCTGGATCAATAACCTCAGGGATCTGCATCCTAGTATACCGGAGTATAACTTAATGATGAACACTATCGTGACATTGCTGGGTGAGTCGATCAGAAAGAAACTGTATTTAATCAACACATACCCGAACTAAAGTACATAAAATTTTATATAATGCTATTGCTTATGCTGCTGACATCGCGACGCGTAAGTGATAGCATTACTTTTTGCGAGTACATTTATGGATACAATAGGAACGTGTTATTCATGACCGCGCGGAACATTCTGGTACTTTTGAAGGGGAAACGTGGTAACAGGTTTCGCCGTAATA